TACGACACTTTACCAAAGCCCCAGATCCATACGCTGATGGCCACGTTCCACCATTGCGTGTGTAACGCGCCTTTACTTTCCTATAACATGCATCTCGCTTCGGTTTTTTCTTCGCTGCCATTAGATGCTCCGCTTGTATATAGAGTTGAAAAGCATTATATTAGTTTTTTCCAAGAAAGGAATAAAATTATGGATGATCCTGTCCAACAGCTTAAAAATGACCTTGATGAAGGTGATTTTAACCCACATATTTTTCGACAAAGTATTCACTCCTCAATTTGGGAACTGGTAGAGCAAATAAAGCTAACCCCTGAAGAAGAGGGTTTAACACCAGAGCAAGAAAAAAAACTATACGATATTGATCGTAATTTATGTGCAAACTTGCGTATCGACATCAAAGAGTTTCCAAGCCCAGATTACTAAACTTATCTGTTGTATGGATAGCCACGCCTAGTGTTATCGGTTTGGTATAAATACTCTTGGATGATGTCATTCAGTTCTTTTGTCGCTGGCTGAGTTGCTTGACGCAATTCCATTGACCTAATTGTGGTTGCCTCTGGAGGCACAACGCCATCTATTATTCTGTCGTTGTAAAAATCACGGAATGATAAATTTGTAGGAACATCTCTAAATTTTCCGCTTTCATCTGCCATTCTATAGACAGGCGTACCCTTAACACGTTTTAATCCTGCTGGGTATGTTGTATGGTTTGATATCGGATCTATAGGTGCGTTGTAATCGATCTGAGAAATCATTCGACCAGCCGCATCTCCAGACCCCATACCAAGCATATCTGGTACTGAAATAGCAGCTCTGACTGACGCTTGATCAGGGAAACCTAGCTTCATGCTTCTTGGCTTTGCCATCTCCTCAGAAAATGCTTTTCTCGCTTCGCCACGATTTGGTGCAAACAAATATTCTTTAGCTTTATCCAAGTCAGATGCTTCCATTCTCCCCAAACCGGGCCAGTCGGGTATTCTTTCTCTTAACTTTTCATCAAATTGCTTCGCAGCTTTTTTTGTAATCTTCATGTTTGGGATCATGTTTAAAGTGGTATCTGCTACCATCGTAGAAAAGTTTACGTTGTCTCCTTTTGCGTTAAAATACACACCATATACTGGAACACCTTCTTCTAAAATTTCACCTGTTTTTGGGTCTTTTACTTGACCAGACAATACTTCTGCTTTTTTTCGTTGTTTTTCTAATATTGCAGAATCACTGCCCCAAAACCTACTATCCAATACGTTTTGACCCTCTGTCGCATACTGATAGCCACCTTCTCTGGCAACTGGATTGACCAAAGGAATGTCGTTCACAGATAAAATAGAACCAGTTCCGCTTGCCCGATCTCCCTTGATGGACATAAATTGAGCGCCCTCATCGATAGCTTTTTGCCAGTCAAATGGCTCTGGTTGAGTTTGAACCCTAGTCGTAAAGTCGATCTCTGCGCCCATTTCTTGCAGGGGAACCAAACCCCTTGTAACTTTAATTTTACCAAGAGGAGTGTTCTCTTCTACATATTCACTTCCTTTTGTTAAACCGCTGCCACGATTTTGGTTCTGAAGATAGTTTTTGATAATTGCATTTGTTGAATCGTCATCAGAATAACGCAAACCTTGCTGAATTACATTACCATTCGTTTCTTTGATTACATCCTCTACAGCCTTGTAAACACCTTCTCCAAGATCAATAACGCCTTGACCTATAGTAGAGAATAAACCCTTTAGTGGATTTCCCATTTACTTCTTGCCCTTATACCCAGCAGCCCTAATCGCACGGCCTTGCCTCTCAGCTTGAGCTTTGGTCTTGTAGACCTTGCCCTTGCTACCCCATCGGTAGCCGCCCTTGACCTTGCGAACAGGCATACTAGCCGCCCAAGATTTCGTTCATCAGCTCATGGACATTGCCGCCGCCAAGCCGCATGACCTTTACCTTAACGTCACCCTCTTCAGGCATCATCATTTTGTCGTGATGGCAGTCGCAATCGTCTTCACCTTCACAGTCGCAATCATGCTCATACTCTTCATCGTATTCATCGCCAAGCATGTACTCTTGTTGGCAGAGCAATACAAAGTTTACGAGCTGCTCTTCAGTCATCTTCAGACCGTCAGCGTCATGCGGAAAACCCATTTTTGCAAAGAACAGATCTGCGTTTTCTTCCATATTTTCTACATTTATTTGAGCCATTTTAACCTCCGTTATGGGCGCATTTGTGGGCGCATTGATGTCATTGGGGCTGCACCCTCTTGTTGCATCTGGTTCATATTATACATTTGCTCTTGCTCTTCACGCAGACGCTGGAAATATGCGTCCTCTTCGGCCATTTGACGCTCTGCGTCTGTCATGCCAGTATTGGGCGTAAGGCTGTCTTTATACATCTGCATTTCAGTGTCTGAAACAGACCCCTGATTTGCACCTTCCATTGGCATCGCACCCACGACGCTCTCAAACATCTCACGCTCTTTATCTGATAGAACGCCGCCGCCTTGGATGCGTTGACCAATCGCCATCAACTGCTGAGATGATTCCTCATCCATATCACCGGGGCGAATGTTTTGGAGAAACTTCATCACCAGTTGGAAGTCTGGGTTCATCTGCATTTCTTCATCCATAGTCTTAATCCTTTTCTATATTCCTGCCCCAAAGGGGTTGTATCTGTCTTTATATTCTTGCGGCCCATCAAACTCCATTTTATAGCTTGCGTCACTCAGAATTGTACCTTGTGTCTCAGGAAGACCGCCGTCTGTGCTAATAACATTACCCGCTGCATCATATTCTGTTACATTACCCATAGCGTCTGTCATCTTATATCCTGAGACATATTCTTCATCCCCAGTATCCATTACCACATCACTACCTGTAGCAGTGTTGGCAAACTGATCCATATCTAGATATTTACCATCAGGGGTTAGGTATGCCTTAGATCCATCCGCAAGTGTGACTTCACGAACCAACTCATTGATTTTCTGACCACTCGCGTATCGGCGCAAATAGCTTGGGGAATATGCACCTAAACCACCACCCTTGTATCTTCGGGTATATGTCTCAGATGTGGGGCGTGTACTATATGTATTCTCACGCATAAATCCATCAGCAGGCATACCCTCATCAACAAGACCCGGGTCATTGGAGCCAGATTCACCTTCAGTACCACCACCTATTGTGTAATCCGATCCCGGCGCAGTATAGCCAGTTCTGGCTGCTATCTCACTGCGTGTTTCACCCCGCGAAAGATTCCTCAATGCCCCATAAGCCAGACCGTAAGGAGTTTTACTTAAAAATCCAGCAATCCCAGTCGGAGCTAAACCAGATCCGTAGGGCGTAGCGCCTATCGAATTAGATATTCCCGAGAAGAAGTTTCCTTGCAGACCTCCGGCAGCCGCCGCCTCTTCCGCTGTAACAAAGCCGTCAGCATTTGTATCAGCCGCACGACCACCACTTCTAGCAAAGCCAGCACCAGCAGAATTTATTCCACCGCCATCTCTTTTGTCATCAAAGGCAGATACAACTGTGCCGTCAGCTTTGGTGTATCCCCATTTATCATCTGTGTTTGTTGCACTATTTATATTCGCTTCAACAGCGGCCTTTGTTAAACCTGTTGCCGTCGCTGTAGCAGCTATTGTTGCCGCTCTAGCGGCGGCTGCTTTTTGGTCTGCTATTGCTTTTGCTTTGGCCTCAATTGATTTTGGCCTATTCATTGGCTTGAATGCTGCTAATTCAGGATTTGGATTTGATGTCACTCCCGCCGTCTTAGCGGTTTTAACGGCTTGGTCATATTCAATGGCTGCTTGTACAACAGCATTTTGGGCAGCAGATCCAGCCTTAGTACCTTGGGCCGCTTTTTCTGCTGTAGATAAGGTACTTCTCTTCTGCGCCCTATCAACATTTGCTTTAAGTTGAGCGCCTGTGGCTACATTGCCCTCGGCATCTTTAACCCCACCGATCTCGCCTTTGTCTCTGCTGTAGCTTGTTATACTCAAACCTGTCTGTTCAGCAGTATCTCTGTCGCCGCCGCCGCCGCCGCCACCACCACCTTCGAAAACAATCCTCGGCATAAATCCAAGGCCCATCATCTCCATAAGTCTAGTCATGCTACTTTCCTATGCCATTTTTCATCGCGCCTGCCACCATCGGGGTATATACGCACACCATTCCCAATTTCTTTTTTAGGATATTTCTTTGACACAGCCAACCGAACATCCCTAGCAAACTTAATAACTTCTCGGAAACCAAGCCTACACTGGAACTTGGTGAAGTAAAAAACTTCGCCGTCTTCCCGCGCATACGCCTCATCTCCATTCCACAAGTCACTGTCTATCTCTTCCTGAGTGAAAAATCCATAGGCGCAAAACCCTGCCACTTTTCCATCCACCCTATGAACCAAACACTTACCGTGCTTAATTGCATAGTACACAGAATTTCTCTGGCTCCAAACGCTTTTCTTCGCGTAGTACGGATCATTTAAGACCAAATCCATCACAGCGCCAAGTAAGCAGTGGTCCATTTTAAAAACTCAAGTTGTAATTAAATCCGATTGTGGGGTCAGATTTATTTGAATCGGAATACTCAAAAAGGCTAAAATCTCTTTTATTGTTAGGCATCAACCCATCCTTTGTTGTGGCTGTGGCTGTGGCTGCGGTTGTGGGGGCTGCGCTGCCACATTCATCTGTGGTTGTGGCATTGCGTCTGCAATTGCACTCAATGCACCCATATCACCAGCGCCCATCCTCTCGCGGATCTCTGCGACTTTGTTCATCAGATATTTATTCATATCCATTGGAGGGCCACCTTGTGGTCCACCCTGCGCGGGAGAAGGCACAGGGGGACCACCTTGTGGACCCTGCTGTGGTGGCAATCCACCAAAAGCAGCAGGATTAATTGGAGGGAGCCTATACTGGGGGTACATTGTTTTTAATTGCCTCCATTTGGATTTTAGCTGCGTTCTTTTCTCGCTCAAGCTGCAATTCTGCCTCTAGCTTGGTGACCTTGGCCTGCAAATCGGCTTGCGCCTTGGCCATGTCGATCTCCATATCCTGACGCGCCTCTGCCTCTTTGATCTGAATATTTGACTGAGCCTTGGCCTGATCTGCTTCGATCTGGGCTTGGGTTCTTGCCTTCAGAGCTTCTGTTTCCAACTTGGCCAGCTCTTGTGCGTATTGCAACGGATTTCCTTGCTGCCCCTGTTGTCCACCCATGCCTCGGATTGCTTCGATCTGCTTCATTTGAGGTGATGCAGCCACAACTTGCGCTGCGCGTTGACTGATCAAGCGATCTTGCTCTGGATCTACATCCTCGAACTTGATCATCTTTTCTTTGAAGTCGGGCAGTGGCGGCATTGGCATATTGACACTTGCTGCCATGCGTTGGCGATACAGAAGTGCGATATGCTCTGCGATGTGTGCGATCAACACAGGCTGCATTGCCTTCGCACCGGGGTTGCCTGCCAGTGATGGATCTTGCAGGAACTGCATGTGAACCGCAATGTGCGCGTCATGGTCTTGCTCTGGGAATGCGCGGATTGGCTTGCCGTACATCACGCTCATGTTCTCGTCAATTGGGTCCATCTGAACAGCGTCTTCTGGCTTCTTCAGTATCTCATCGATGTTTGGTATGCGGATTGCTTCGTACATCCGCTTGTATGCTGAATACAAATCATGGAGCTGGGGAGCAGATCGCGCCATTTCCAAGACAGCTTGTGCCTGTGCGATGCGCTGGGCTGTAGAAAAGATATTCGGGTCCGACACTGGCACGATGTCAATGCGATCATCAAAGTCGCTGCGATAGATAACATCTGCCGCTCCAACCTTTGCAAAGCTGAACTCATCAGGCAAGTTCTCTGCGTTCAATTCAGCCAGCAGCTTGAACTCTTGACCCTGCGCGTAGTGCAACCGTTTGTGGATTGCGCTGAATGCCTTGGACCCCTGCTCAATCAGAGCGACTGTAGATCCAACTGGGGCGTTGGGGTTCACATCACCGACGTTCAGATCTGCCGTACTAGCAAATCGCTGCCCAGCATCAACCATATACCCAAGCAAATTGAACAGAGAACCCGAAGGCTCCTTGAACGGCAACGGCATGATCGCCTTGTTGACATCATCAACTGTGCTGTCGAGATCTACAAATTCACCGGGGCTGATCTGCATGTCGCCGCCATTGACACGGCCACGCAGCTTAAAGCCACCCTGCATGTTTGCGAATGCGGCACTGTCGAGTAAGGCGCGGAGCGATCCAGTCGCCGCTTTACCCAAGCCACCGATCATGTGGTACAGGCCAAAGCCATAGAACCCTAGACCGGGCAGGAACTTGTAGCTCACAAACCAGTCACGGCGTTTCTTGGCTTCGTCATCTTGCTTCCAGTTGCGCCTAACACTGACAACGCGCTGATTTTCATAATCGATGGTGATGACATATGGGATGGCGACAGCGTTTTCGTCTGCCTCATCGCTATCCATTTCTTTTCCATCGATGCCTTCAAACAAGTCATAGACGTGCATTTCGAGTAGCGTCATCACATCGTCTTGGCTGTTGTCGCTGTATTCATCGACGCCTTCGATCTCTCCGATCACGTCATCGATAGGATCGAAGCTGTCACCAATATAGGCTGTCGGGAGATAATAACCGTTCTGGACGTAGCGATTGAAGTCATTCTTCGGCATCCGAATGACGTGAGTGTAGCGTGGGCTGGTGTAGAGATCCTTGCTCTCTGGAGCCACAACAAAATCTTCAGCCTTTACGAACTGGCTGCACTGCCGATCCATGTTGGCATCCCACCAGACTTTCTTGAAGGTGTGGCCGATCAAGGGTAGGTGAAACAGCATTTGGTCCAGATCAGGGAAATATTCAGGCATTTCCTGCGTGATCTGGTAATTCATAAACTCGCGCACTCGACGCGCCTGCTCTTCCATTTTTTCGTCTGGCTCACCAACGATGACAGACTTGACTGGACCACCTGATGGGTACAGCTCCGCGACAGCGCGAGCATTGAACTGGGTTGCTGCCTCTGCAATTAGTGGGTGGATAACGATGGACAGACCGCGAGTGGCTCGCTCATCTTCGCTTTCGTCAAGGCCACCGTCTGGATCTAACGTCTTGAGACCCTGCTTGTAGCGATGCTCCCACTCAGATCTGGCCTCCTTGTCATTTTCGAAGAACCCGATCAGCTCTTGCGCCTTGCGCTCCAGCTCTCGTTCATCGATTGCTTCTGCAAGGTTTTGATCAAACTCTGCGTCCTCGACTTCCTGCATCATGTCTAATTCTGGATCACCAATCAGGACATCGCCGTCTGGTAGCTCTTCTATCATTAGATTGTCGGCAGGAGCGCCTTCAGCAAATGGGATAATGTTTTCTGGTTCAGCCATACATCGTCATCCTTCTAGTCTCTACAAAATCGTCATCATCGGGATCTTCGCTATGCCCAACAAACCATCCTCTGCGTAAGCGTAACCAAGCCTGAGTGCATGTATCAACAACATCATCATTCGGATGTGCTGGAAACGCCGCGCATATGTCAATTAAATCTTTAGCCCACTTTCGATTGGAAGGGAAGAAAATCCTGCCATCCTCCAAAAGTGCGCTCGAAGCGTGGGCGCGAGCTTCCTTATCACGATCTGGACTGTAGGCCAGAACTGGTACGCCTGCCATGCGTAGATCTTGCAGGAGCGACTGGCCTGACGCCTTTTTCTCAATCAGAACTGCATCAGGCTCCCAGTCATCGTATGCCTCTTGAGCCAAGCGCCGTAGGTCAGGATAGCTGACTTTGTCGTACCAACACTCAAGCACGATGGCGCAATCGTGTCCATTATGCTTAAACACGCCCCACGTTGTCCGTGCGCTGAAACTGGAGCTTTCCTTGGCTTCGAATGCGGTGTCATACGACTGCAAGACGTAATCTATTTCGGGCAGATCTTCTTTCTCCCAAGGAACCCACCAGCTCGCCTTTAAGATTCCACCACCCTTTGGCGATGGACGCTGCTGGAGCTGCCCAGCCGCTGCGTAAGTGCCAAGGCTGCGCTCTAGGTTTGACAGTGTCCTGTCATCGATGCGTTCAGGCCACAGCAGCTCACCCTCCTCTGTGCGTGGATCTGAGAACCCCAGCATTGACTGGCTTGGTGTTGGGTGACCAATTTCGTATCGGGCAGGCAAACATAGGTGGTCCCACTCATCACCAAGCTGATTTGAGAGGATATGCCCGGTCAGATCTTGCTCATGGACGCGCTGCATTATGATGACGAATGCGCCAGTGCGTGGATCATTGAGCCGCGTCTGCATCGCCTGATCCCACCACTCCAGAACGCCCTCACGCACTTTGGAGCTGTCGCTGTCCACTACGTTGTGAGGATCATCGATGCAGATGATGTCACCGCCATCACCAGTCAGAGCGCCACCCACAGACGTTGCTATGCGGTAGCCTGTCCTGTCGTTTTCGAACCGTTGCTTCTGGTTCTGATCGCCAGTCAGTGCGAACTTGTCACCGAAGTGCGACTGATACCAAGGGCTATCTATCAGGCGGCGACACTTGGTGCTATCTCTGATGGACAGGGAAGAGGCATAGGAGGCGTACAGGAACTTCTTGTGGGGTTGGTGTGTCCACGTCCAAGCTGGCAGCGCAACGGCCACACTGATCGACTTCATGTGGCGTGGCGGCACATTGATGATCAGGCGCTTAATGTCGCCTTCGACAACAGCCTGAAGGTGATCGCTGATTGCATCGACGTGCCAGTTGTTCTGGAACTCAACGCCCGGTTCAATCGTCGGCCATGCGTTCTTCGTAAACTCCCTCAATGATCTGCGGTACTTCTCGGCCCTGACCTGTTCCAGAGTTAGATTGCTCAAAAGCTCTTTCAATTGCGCTGAGTTCATTGATGCCAATCCTTGTCAGATCTAATGTTATTGTTTTTTCTTCGTGAACTTTTGTCTCTGTCTTATCCACCCAGCCTGCCCGGTTCTTGAGGTAGAAGATCATCGCAGTGTTATCACGATCTATTGTGGCTTTTTCATAGAGAGCATTGGTGACTTGCTGTACGCCCTCGGCCTCGCCACCTTTTATTGCGTCCAAGAAATCCACATTTTGTTCCTGAATTTCAAAGAATTTTGAGCGTGATATCCCCAGTGCGCCAGCACACTGCTCCTTGGTCAAACCCTGCGCCATGAAGCGTCTGGTGTTCGCCAGAACTTCCTCTGTGACCTCGAACTTCGGCCTACCGACAGGATTTTTTGATTTTTTCTTTGCCATGTGAGTACCTTTCTCAGTTTGAGCTTATTTTATAATTTCAGAAAAAGAAAGACCCGCCGAAGCGGGTCAGTTGACCAATCTGTCACAGGCATGATGATTGGAGAGCAGTGATGTATTTGATCTATCACAACGCAACCGCTGTAACAAGCAAAACAAGAACTATGACTGCAAACGCTGATCCTGCCATCATTTTCTTTGACCATCCTTTGTTTGGCTTATCTGAGTGAATATCGACGTGGCCTCGCAGATTGATTGAGATCCACTCACCAACTCTTGCTGGCGCTTCGCCGGACTGCGTGTGAACCCAGAGCTTCTTTGACCCAGCACGTTTGCTGGTGTTGTCCTGCACCCAATCTGGAAATGTAGATTTGAAGCCAGTGAACTTCCAAGATTTAATGATCATTTTTTACCTCCAAACATTTTCTTCATCAGGCTCTCACCCTTTGGCGTGAGACTAATACTTCGGTGACGCCTGTCATCCTGCATCATTTCGATTTCGATCAGCTCTGCCGCTTTGACTTGGCCTCTGCTATTGCTTGATAGCGAGTGCAGCAATCTATTGAGCGTAGATTTCTTCATGCCAATTTTCTCTGACAGATCTGCGCTGGTGATTGGCTGGTTCTGGCAGATGATTGAGAACACCAACATGTGATTGATTGATGTCTGAGTTGAATCTAGTACACCCAGAAACTCTTGAATTTGATTTTCCATTCTATTCATAACAACACCGAAAATATTAATATTAGATAGAGGGTCAGCATTAAGCATAACCCTCCAATTACATCTCCTAAAGAGCCGAGGTCACACTCCATCTCGCGGAGCATTTTTTTAAGTTTATCCATTATTCAACTCCTGATCTGCGTGAGCATCACGCACCAATTCTAGAATAAATTCACTCACAGTCTCACACTCCAAGCGCCTCGCTTCAGTCCCAAGCCAGTTTACCTGATCCTCACTCAAAGCAGCGCAGATTGATGAGATTGATCCTAACCGCATGTATGTCTGCCGACCAAATTGTCTTGATAACTGTGACTTCAAGATGGGCGGTAAGATTTTTGCCTCACGCCCACGGCGAAGTGCTGAATTGACTTTGTTAAATTTGAATCCCAGCTTTGCTGAGATTTCTCTAGCTGACAAACCATCCTTAGAAAGC